GGGCCAAGGCCGTCGTGGCCGCCGCGGGCGGGGAGGATTCGCAGGCGCTGGAAACCGCGCTTATGAATTTCGCCGAGGGGATTCAAAACGATGTTCTGGAGGAAGCGAAGCAGTTTCAGGGCATCCAGGACGCGACGATCCTCGCGGCGCGGGGCATCCGTCAGCTTACGGCGGATGAGAGTACTTATTGGCAGAAGGTCATCGGCGCGATGAAGAGCGCAAGCCCGAAGAAAGCGCTCACGGATCTGGATGTGGTCATGCCGGAGACGATCATCGACAACGTCTTTGAGGACCTCCAGCAGGCGCACCCGCTGCTGAACGTCATCAGCTTCCAGTTCGGGAGGGGGATCACCACGTGGCTGCTCAACACGAACCCGGAACAGATGGCGACCTGGGACGCGCTGTGCGCGGAGATCGTGAAGCAGTTGACTTCCGGGTTCCGGGCGATGACGGTTTCCCAAAACAAGCTGAGCGCCTTTTTGCCGGTCTGCAACTCCATGCTCGATCTCGGCCCCCTGTGGCTCGACCGCTATGTGCGGGCCGTGCTGATGGAGGCGCTGGCGCTCGGGCTGGAGGACGGCATCATCAACGGGCGCGGCCAGACCACCAGCATCTTTGAGCCCATCGGGATGCGGAAGGACATCGGCGCGGACGTCGTGGTCAACCAGTCCACCGGATACCCGGATAAGGACGCCATTGCGGTGACCTCGCTCGATCCCGTGACCTACGGGACGATACTGGCCGGGCTTTCGAAAACCGAAAAGGGGAATCCGAGAACAGTCACGAACGTGATCCTGATCGTCAACCCCACCGACTACTTGATGAAGGTAATGCCCGCCACGGTCTTCATGACGCCGCAGGGCACCTACGCCCGAGACGTGTTACCCTTCCCCACCCAGATCATCCAGAGCGTGTGCCTGGAGGAGGGGGAGGCGATCATCGGCCTGGCCGACCGCTATTTCTTCATCGGCGGGATCGGGAAGGACGGGAGGCTGGAATTCTCCGACGAGTACCAGTTCTTGGAGGACAACCGCGTCTACCGGATCAAGCTGCTGGGCCACGGACAGGCGCTGGACAACAACGCGTTCCAGCTCCTCGACATCTCCGGCCTGGAGCCGCTGATCCAGCAGGTGAAGGTCGTCAACCTCAGCGATGTCCCCGTGGCGGAGATACCGGCGGGGTAAGGTCAAGGGAGACTCCTTTCGGCGCTTCGCGCCACCTCCCTCAAGAGGGAGGCCAGATCAAGGGAGACCACCTACGCCGCCTGAAACGGCGGCGCACCAGTTATATATCTTTGCCCCTCCACAAACAATCCCCCTCCCCTGGAGGGGTGGCGCGTAGCGCCAGGGTGGTTGGGGGAGGGGAATTTTATAGGAGGATAGATCATGAATATAAAACTGCAAGTCGTCAAGAAATTCCGGGACAAACACACTAAAGAGGTGTACTTGCCCGGCCGCGTGATCGATGTGACCAAAAAGCGCGCGGCGGAGATCGAGAGAAATCTGGGCGCGGGATATGTTACCCAGGATTTCGAGGTGACGCCGGACGCGCCGCCGGAGACGGAGCCGGAGGTGACGCCGGATGACGCGGACACAACGCCGGAATCTGCTGCGGTACATCAAGACCAGGCTTGACATCACCTGGGACGATCCGGCCACGGACGCGAAGATCGCCGGGATTATTGAGGACGGGATTGTATATCTGGACAGCAAGCGGGGCGGGGAGGCGGATTACGCCTCCCCCTCCCTGTCCCGGCAAATGCTGGCGGAATACTGCCGGTACGCGCGGGACGGAGCGCTTGACGTCTTTGAGGGAAATTACCTTTCCATGCTCCTGGCCATGCAAAACGAACAGGCGGTAAAAGATTATGCGTCAGTATCCGTTTCGCCCGGACAATAAGATCACGCAGACCTATAACTCCGGCGTCGTGAAAATCTACAGCGTGAAGGACGGCGGAGAGACCGGGTGCCAGCCGGTGGAAGTGCTGGACAAGCTCAAGGAAACCTTGCGGTACGAGGAGCGCAGGCTGGGCGTCACGAGGCTCTACGCGGCCCGTCAGAACCAGGTGCGGATCGACCGTGTGATTCGATGTCCGGCGCGGCCCGTGACCTCACAGGACGTCGCGGTAACCGAGGACGGGAAGAAATATCGGATCGACCTGGTACAGGCTGTGCCGGACGCGTATCCGCCGTCGGCGGATCTGACGCTGGCGGCGTTTGACCAGGGGGTATAGGCCAAGGGCGAACACCTCCGCTATGTAGGGGCGATCTGTGATCGCCCACTAGGGTCGCCCATGGGCGCACATAGTGCGCCCCTACAACGGGGCAGGTCAAGGGAAACCACCTCCGCCGCCTGAAACGGCGGCGCACCCCTCCGGGGGAGGGGAATTTTAGCGGAGTAAGGGCTTGATTTTATGAGATGGCACGAAAAGATCATCGCGGCGCACGAGGCCGTCACGAAAGCTGTTAGCCACGGAGGGCGCATGAAATCCGACCGGTATTTCGTCTGGCAGGAGGACGGGGCCAACGATCTGATCGCGGAGGGGCACACGGAGCGGGCCGTGAGCGGGTTCACCGATCTTTTCAGCAAGACGGAGCTTGACCCGTGGAGCGACGAGATCGGGGAAACCTTTGACGCAGCCGGGATCGCGTGGGAACTCAACTCCGTGCAGTTCGAGCCGGATACGGGATTTTGGCACTGGTCTTGGGACTGGGAGGTCGAGGATGGCTAAGATCGAGTTCCGGGGTATCGCGGACTACACCGCGAAGCTGAATCGCTTGGAACAAAGGGCGGAGCCAGTCATGCGCCGGGCGGTATTTGAGGGCGCGAAGATCGTCACGGACGCGATCCGGGCGGCGATTTCCGCGCTTACCGCGTATCCGGATGACGCTTGGGCCGTGACCGGGACATTGAAGGGGCCGCGCGAATGGGAGAAACGGGCCATGCTGGAGGGCCTCGGAATCTCCAAGATGGAGAATAAAGACGGTGTCATCAACGCGAAAATCGGTTTTAACGGGTACTGCGAGCATAACGGGAAGCAAGTACCGATCCCAATGATCGCGAGATCGGTTGAGAGCGGGACGAGTACCCGGTTTATGGAAGGGCGCGGAGCTATCCGCAAGGCGGTCAACAGCGCGAAAGGCGCGGCGGAGGACGCCATGCGGCGGACGCTGGATGAAGAGATCGGAAATATTATGAATTCTTAGGAGGACAAAATTATGCCTGGAGCAGTAAAAACAGGTCTCGCGTTTCCGTGGGTCGCGAAATATACGGATAACGGGGACGGCACGGTCACATACTCGGGCGGGATGCGCCTGGGTAAGGCAATCAACACCAGCTTCGAGTACAACTCGGGGAACAACAACATACTTTACGCGGACAACGCCCCGTCGGAGGTCGATCACACCTTCGCGGGAGGAACGCTGAAAGCGGAGATCGACGCGCTTCCCATCGACGGGGCAAAACTGATTCTCGGTCTGAACGTGGAGGAAATCCCCGCCGCGACCGACCCCGTGCCCGTGGGGGCGATGCAGGCCATAGACTACGACGACGATCAGGCCGCGCCCTATGTGGGGTACGCCGTGGTCGTCAGCGGGCAGCTCACGCGTGACGGCGTAACAAACAAGTATTGGATCGCGTTCATTAGCCCGAAGGTCATGTTCAAGCTTCCGAACGACACCTTTGTCACGAAGGGATCTTCCATCACGTGGGGCACAGATTCGCTGGAGGCGGACATCCTGCGCGACGACACGCCGAAGCATTTGCACAAGCGGCATGTGATTTGCGAGTCCGAGGCGGACGCGATCAGCTACATCAAGACGTTTTTCGAAATTGAGGACGACGGGGAAGAGCTGGAGGGCTGATTTCTGGCCTGAGATTTTGGACAAAAAACCGCCCCGGCCAATACCGGGGCGGGAAAGAAACAGATTAAATAGCCCGCGCCTCTTCGAGGTAGCGGAGACGATGACGGAGATCGCCTAGTTCCGCTTCGTACGCGGATTCATATTCTAAAATTGCTTGAATCTTTTTGCTTTGGGACTGCTCAATCGCCGCGACGGCTCCCCTAATGAGGGATATGTCTACCGACTGCCTGGCCTGTTCTGTCAACACTTTGCCGACCGCGTCCTCAAGCCGAGCTTGTCCGCCCTCCAACTGATCAACCTTTAATACCAGCGTCTCAAGCATTGAGATAATCTTTTCTTCGTTGTTCATGGTTCACCCCTCCAGTGGTGACAGTATACTCTATGCCGCCCGGTTTGGCAAGGACTGTCTCGGAACAATTTGAAAAGATATTTGAAAAATATTTTTGAAAAACCTCTTGACACGTATCTAACTACATGATATATTGTAGTTAGATACGGGAGGTGATGGCAATATCTCCAGAAAGTCGGGCCGAGTATTTCAGGAAAAGGCGTGAATCCCTCAAACAGTTTGTCGTGATGGTTGATAAAGAAAAATTTATTGCCCTAGACGGCAAGCTGAAATCAGAAGGGAAAACAAAAACAAGTTGGATAAACGCCAAAATTGATGAAGAACTCGGCAAATAAAAGGACACCCGCCGCCCCTACCAGAGTTAAGCGAGTGTCCACCCCAAAACTGAGGTATGTAAATATTATACTACATACCTTCTGTTTTGGCAACACAAAATTCAGGAGGTATTTTATGTCAGGCGTATTGAGCGGACAGGTATTCGGCCTCATGGCGGGAGCGGCGGACAGAGAGGGCGCAATTGACGCCGCGATTCAAGTTATCAAAGATTTTTTGACAACTCACACCCCATCTTATGGGAAAAGAAAGGAAATCAACATGAACGAATTAACTATTTTTATTTATAACGCATCGG